CCTCAAACTTGACGCTCAACGGATTCTTGGTAGTCTCTACGACCACTCGGACTACCCGCCAGTGCTTGAGTTGCGGCACAAGTTCCACATGGATATGGCTGTGTTCCCAGTGCCAAGCTCAGACTTCCGGGTGAGCATCGGCAGTGAGGAGTTGACACGCATCCAGCAAGACGTTGAGAGGCGTGTGAAGGAGGCAGAGCAGGCGGCGCTGAAGGATGTGTGGCAGCGGCTGTATGAGCGGGTCAAGCACATGGCTGAGAAGCTGGCCGATCCCAAGGCGATCTTCCGTGACTCGATGCTGGAGAACACCCGAGAAATCTGTGCGCTGTTGCCGAGGTTGAACTTCAGCGATGACCCCAACTTGGAAGCCATGCGCCAACAGGTTGAGGCATCCCTGATCAAGCACCCTGAAGCACTGCGCAATGACCCTGACCTGCGGCGGGACACCGCTGCTGAGGCCAAGAAAATCATGGATGCAATGGGTGCATTCATGGGAGCACTGTGATGGAACAACTGATCAAGATCATTTGCCACCCGATGGTGGCATTCACACTGGGGTATCTGATAGGACTTATTTTTGGAGTAACACAATGACAACTGCAACGCTTGACATGAAGAAGCTGACCACCAAGCTGGCGAAAGCCAAGACCGCTCTGATCTTGGAGCATCCCTTTGTGGGCACCATCGCCCTGAGTATGCCCTTCGAGTTCGATGAGAGCATCAAGACCGCTGCCACCAACGGCAAGCGGATCAAGTTCAACCCCGAGTTTGTGGACTCACTGACCGATGAGGAGGTCAAGTTCCTCGTTGCCCACGAGTGCTTCCATCCCATGCTGGAGCACAACTTCCGACGTGGTGGACGGCAATCCAGACGCTGGAACATGGCCGCTGACTACGTGATCAACAAGCTGTTGACCGATGAGAGTATCGGTCGGATGCCCAAGGTCGGGCTGCACAACGATGCGATCTACAACGCTGGGCACGGCACCAGTGAGGGCATCTACAACATCCTGCCTGAACAGGATGAGAGCGGTGGCTCCGGTGCTGGTGAACCCGGTGGCCCACTGGATGACTGTGAGGACGGTGACGGTAGCCCTGCCGAGCAGCAGCAACAGCAAGCTGAGTGGAAGGTGAAGGTGGCCCAAGCTGCGCAAGCAGCCAAGATGATGGGCAAGATGTCTGCCAACATGCAACGTCTTGTGGATGAGGTGCTGCAACCCAAGGTGGACTGGCGTGAAGTGATGCAGAAGTTCCTCGTGAAAGCACGGACAGACCAGCGATCCTTTGCCCGGTTCAATCGTCGCTTCATTGCACAAGGACTGTACTTGCCCAGTGTCAGCGGTGAGCAGATGGGTGAGGTGTGCTTCGCTGTGGACTGCTCTGGCTCCATCGACCAGAAGACGGTCAACCAGTTCGCTTCCGAGATCAAGCGGGTCAAGGAAGACCTGATGCCTGAGCGTATCCATGTGCTGTACTTCGACAGTGAGGTCAGCCACGTGGAATCCTACGAGCAGCACGACGACCTCGACATCAAGCCTCACGGCGGTGGCGGCACTGACTTCGCACCAGTCTTCGACAAGATCGTTGAACTCGGGATCAACCCCGTAGCCATCGTGTTCCTCACTGACCTGTGCTGCAACAGCTTCGGTGATCAGCCCGATGCACCAGTGCTGTGGGTCACGACCGATCCGGGCAAGGCACCCTTCGGTGAAGTCGTGGAGATGAACTGATGGACACCGTAACCAACGAAGACCAGTACCACAACCGAGTCATGGCTGTGGTCACGAAGATCAACGACATGATGCGTGACAGTAACGACGAGTTCAGTGTCACAGTCAACGCTCTGATCACCATGCTGGCAATGGCTGGCAAGGACTCGACGCTAACCCAGCAGGAGTACTGCCTGCATGTCGCAGTGCAGCTTGACCACATCATGTCAAGCATGTCCGTTCAAACACACCCCATTCAATAAGGAGAATGACATGGCAACAGTACGTTTCAGCAAAGAACTCATCGACCGCATCGAGAAGCAGGCCAAGGCCAAGATGCAACCCGCCATCGAGAAGGCGCAAGCACTGAAGCCCGATCTCTCATGGGGCCAGCATATCTACGACACCCTGTTCCTCGAAGCCAAGCCAATCATCTCGCAAGTTCCTGCTGGATGGTTGCGGCAGATCAAGAATATCCAGATCGACAGGATCGGTGAGCGGTCGTGCCATATGACCTTCGAGCTTGCTACGTCCCAGCCGTGGCCGCATGAGTTCCCTCGCTCTGAGTTGGCCCACAAAACGATGTCATACGGCGATGGCCTCACACTGAAAGATCACCTCGTCTGGGGTGAATTCCATGCAGATGTGACTGCCTACCAGCAACGTGTTGAGGAAGCAGCGAAGCGGCGCGATGAGTTCGTCGAAGCCGTCAAGAAAATCTGCGACACCTACTCCACTCTGGCCCCGGCACTCAAGGCGTGGCCTCCACTGTGGGACTTGATCCCCGAGGATGTCAAGGACAAGCACCGTGAGATCAAGGAGCGTACCAAGAACGAGGTGGTACTCGATGTTGACATCGGCAAACTTACTGCCATGAGTACTGCTGCCAAGTTTGGTATCTGACTATGCTCGATCTGAATCAACGCAATGAATACGGTGTTCCGCTACATGCTTGTAACGGATACCGTCACGACGAGCACTACTGGGCGTGGCTGAGATATTGCCTTCAGACTGGGCAAATTCGTATATGAGATACCCCAAGCCTATGCCAAAGATCGACGATGACAAACGTCGAGAGTGGCTCCGTTCCTTGCGCCGTTTTAAGTACGGTATCAGGGTGCGGGCCAAGCTCGGAGTACTACAGACTATCTGCGAACAAGTTGCAGCACAACGTAAGGGTAAACAACGATGGGATGCACCCCAATGGGATCACGACAGATGGGTTACGTTGCTGTACACTTGTATCAAAGACAACCAGTTCCCACCGGAACTACTCGAAGGATTTGTGAAGACTGCTGAGGTCACGTTTCTCAATTCACGCAAGCAACCTACGGTGATCGGCACAGTGTATGCCGTGAACGAGGTATGTCGTGAGCAGAGTAAGGCACTGCGTACTAAGTTCGGGGTGTTCCTATGAAGTGCCCCGTATGCAACAAATGGGTGCAGGTTAAGGAAACCCGTAGCCGCCCGCACAACATAACGTACCGCAGGTATGAGTGCGCCAACGAGCATCGCTTTGTCACACTAGAGCAAGTTGCACGTGTAATCGAACCAAAGAAGAAGAACCCATGAACCTGAGAGCACGAGTACGCAACGCTGTGATAGTCCTCGTGGCTGTGGCATCGCTTGTCTTACTCGTGTTCAACGTCCTTTACATAACCTTCTGGAGACATCCATGACTGAAGACGAACGCAACCTCGACCTGATGGTCGCTGAACTGGAGCATGAGAACAAACTGATGAGAGCACGAAATGAACGACTCGAACGAGAACTTAACTTCACCACCGCAGAGCGGGATGGATTCAAAGAAGCACTGGAACGCATCCTTGCCGTATCCAAGCTGGCCCTTTGGGACGGTAGACCCACGGGAACTACAGAAGTGGGGCCGTCGAAACGCCCCCAAGAATGCAACGATTAACAACCAAGAGGAAGCACTACTATGAGCAAGACCAAGACCACCAAGAAACAGCAAGTCATCAACTGGTTTCTCAAGCACCCACTGGCAACGCCCCGTGTCGTGTCTGAGAAGTTCAGCATGGCACTGCCTGCGGTATACACACTGCGCAAGCAAGCGATGCACGAGTACCAAGAGCGCAACGCTACAGAGATGCTCGGCCCGCAGATCGACGAGCCACAAGTTGTTGTGGAGAAGGGCTGGGCTGATTCTCACCGTGCCAAGGACAGGCAAGTGGGGGGCGATCACTACAAGGAGATGGGGGTGCAGCCGTGGGATGTGGTGGACACATGGCCCCGTGACCAACGCATTGGCTACTACCGAGGCGGTGCGCTGAAGTATCTGATGCGCATGGGCAGCAAGGACGAGTCACCACTGGAGGTGTCGAAGGGCCAGCACTACATCCAGAAGTTGTTGGAGGTTCTCAATGAGCAAGAGTAACGCCTCACCTGTCGTGATGTCAGGGCTGCATATCACTGGCCCCGCAGACCCCAGTGGTCATGCCATCACCTTGTCTGCGGACAACAACACCATGACCATCAACAGCAGCGCAACGATCCGGATGGGCAGCATCACGCTGACCGAGGATAAGTTCGCCAAGATGGATGCCATGCTGGAATTTGTTGAGCGATTCGTGCAGGAAGACGAGCGAGCCAAAGCAATCTGGATCGCCATCAAAGCAAAGAAAAGGATACTGACATGAGCTTCTCACCATTCGAAGACCCGCACTACCGGGATAGGATGATGCGCAGTGGCATCGACCCACGAGAAGTGATGCACCGCTTCGACGAACTGCACCAACGCATCGGCCAGTTGGAAAAGCATGTACACGCACAACCCAACGTGCTGGCCTTTGTTCAGGTGAACTACCCCGAGATCATCGAGCAGTATGAACTGGTGCAAGCCACCAAGAAAAAGATTGGAGCGAAGAAGATATGATGGACATCGTAACCATCGACTTTGAAACTTACTACGACAAGGACTACAGCTTGTCGAAGATGACCACCGAGCAGTACGTTCGCAGTTCCCTGTTCGAGGTCATCGGAGTGGGCGTCAAGGTCAACGACTACCCCACTGACTGGTACAGCGGGGACAACCCCGGCAAGTTCCTCAAGTCACTGGACTACAGCAAGCGGGCCATCCTGTGCCACAACACAGCGTTCGATGGGGCCATCCTGTCGTGGCACTTCGGCATCAGCCCAAGGCTGTGGCTGGATACGCTGGGCATGGCGCGGCCCCTGCACAACGTCACGGTGGGTGGCTCACTCGCCAAGCTGGCGGCGTACTACGGGCTGGGCAAGAAGGGCGACGAGGTGGTGGCTGCACTGGGCAAGCGCAAGGCTGACTTCACTGAGGCTGACCTCGCTCAGTACGGCGAGTACTGCAAGAACGATGTGAACATGACCAAGCAACTGTTCGACAAGCTCAAGGTGGGTTTCCCATCCAGCGAGTTGTTGGTGATTGATCAGACGCTGAGGATGTACACCGACCCAGTGATTGAACTCGACGTGCCACTGCTGGAGAAGCACCTTGAGGAAGTGCGCACCCGCAAGCGCACCTTGATCCAAGACCTCGGCCAAGGCATGGGCGGGGCGCAGGCGGTGCAGGACATGCTCATGTCCAACGACAAGTTTGCTGAGTACCTCAAGCGGTTGGGTGTGGAGCCGCCCACCAAGACCAGTCTGAAGACAGGCAAGGAGTCATGGGCCTTCGCCAAGACGGACAAGGGCATGACCGACATGCTGGAACATGTTGACGAACGTGTGCAGGCAGCGGTGTCTGCTCGCCTCGGGGTCAAGTCCACCCTCGAAGAAACCCGCACTGAGAACCTGATCGGTGTGGCCGGACGGGGCAAGCTGCCCATCATGCTCAACTACTACGGTGCCCACACCGGGCGCTTCAGCGGTGGCGACAAGCTCAACCTACAGAACCTGCCAAGTCGTGGCAACACGACCATCCGCAAGGCACTGAAGGCACCACCGGGGCAGATGCTGATCTCCTGTGACTCGTCGCAGATCGAGGCACGTACTGTGGCATGGCTGGCTGGGCAAGAGGACTTGCTGGTGGCCTTCCGTGACAGGCGGGATGTGTACTCCGAGTTCGCCACTGAGGTCTACGGTCGTGCCATCACCAAGGCTGACAAGATCGAACGGTTCGTCGGTAAGACCTGTGTGCTTGGGCTGGGCTATGGCATGGGCGCTGAGAAGTTCCGACGCACACTGGAGATCGGCCAAGGCGGCATCAACGTGGTGATCGACATCAATGAGGCAGAGCGGATCGTTCGGCTGTACCGACAGAAGAACTGGAAGATCGTGCAGTTCTGGCAGAAGTGTGGTGCAGCACTCAAGGACATGTTGTACGGTGGTGGCAACGAGTTGCACCCCAAGGTGCGCTACGACAAGGGCGGCATCATCCTGCCCAACGGGTTCAGGGTGCAGTACCCGGCGCTG